AGATGGTGGTGCGAAGGGCCTGGGTGGGATCAAGGGCAACCGCCATAGAGAGCCGAGCTATGACTCCGACGGGAATCCGGTCGGCTCACACTGGGAGATCGACAACTATCCTGGAGAGGGCACCGCGGGGCAGGCCGGAGTATCCGGCTGCGTCGTGATCTATTGGGACAAGGAGGGCGCATGAGTTTTGATTTTAGTTCTCTGGTGACAGATCGGACCCAGGCGGATGTGGAGGCACGGAACGACAAGGGAACCTATCAGGCCGCAGACCTCAACCGTGTTACACAGGCTATGGATGCGCTGGCCAATCAGTTTTCGGTCCTCGGGTACAGTACAGCGGGCTATCAGAGGATCAAGGCGGTGGAACAAGAGGCGCCGAAGATCCCAGAGGGGTACGCAGAACTCGAATCTATCACGAGTTCCGGTACCCAATATATCAACACCGGGGTCAACCCAACCAGCAATACACGGGTGGAGTTGTGGATGTCCACAAGTCAATCCGGCAACAAGACTGTATTTGGAGCAGATGTGGGGTGGTCGGCGAACGGGTTTGCTCTGGGCGTCAACTTTGCCCACTATGGTACAAAAAACGGGAGTTTTACCGGGCTCAACGATGGTGGGGCGCATACAGTGGATTTTAACCGAAACGTAATCTCCCTGGATGGAGCCAAGGCTCTGACTCTTGGCGAGGCTGTATTTGAGCTGACATATCCATTGTATCTCTTTTGCAATGACCGCTCCTCTGCTGCGCAGGAGCACACAAGTATGACGCTGTATGCCTGTAAGATCTATGAGCAAGCACACCTGGTGCGCAATCTGGTCCCGTGTAAAGATCCGGCTGGCGCGATCGGCTTATATGACACAGTGGAGGCACGGTTTTATAAAAACGCTGGATCCGGGGCGTTTGCGGCAGGGGCAGAGGTGAGCCGGCCGGAGGTAGATCCGTATGAGTGGACAGAGGAGTATTACCCAACTGCGGAGCAAATGGCTCAGTATATTGCCAATGTGGAGGCACTGAGAGGTGTGATTGCGGTCCTGCCCTCTACGCCGGATAAGCCGGATAGTATGGAGCTGTTGGACCATGTAAAAGCAAATAACATCGAGAAGATTCTGGTGGATATTGATAAGCTGCTGCAAAATATGCCTTCTGCCTGGTTTTACAGTGGAGAAGTAAATTGTGGGGAGGTCTGAGTATGCAAGACAGAGTTCCAACTTATCCAGGACGGGTGAAATTGACCCCTGTATTGGGGCAAGAGAACACCTATGAAATGGTTCGTGTGGACGAACCAACTCAAGAAGGGACACCGTTAAATAAAGCAAATCTTCTCCAAGACCCCATTGCTAAAATGTATGGGCTTTCGGAGGCGGCTGTCCCCAATGACGTTTTTGCGTTTCTAGGAAAGTATAACCTTCATTGGTGGAAAACCAGCGGATATATTCCACCTTACTACACGTTGGGTGAAAGGAAAGATCACAGAATATCGGGTAGCGAGACCTTTGATACATTTACAATCCAATATGCAAGTTCTGTGGCTGTGGACGATTCCGGAGTAGTCTCACTCAAAAATTCGACTTCCGCGACCATAGAGTGTCAATTTAACCAGGGCGATGCAGATAGAATCAATGTGGTTCCAACCGGAAGCTTTATGATGTCTGATCGTTTTCCTAATGCGCGCGCGATCTATTACAAGAGTGCTGATGCTTACGATGAACAAGTGTCATCCAAGATGATAGCTACATACCTCCCGGAACAAGAAGTGACTGGTCATCCGGCCGCCGAGGACGGCGAAGGGCTTGTATATTCCGCGGATAAAGACGCATACCCGGATAGCGGAACTGTTGGAAAAACGTATTACAAATATTATGGAGTTCCGTTTGAAATCCTTACGAAAACGGCGGCACAGACGGTTATCGGGAAATATGTTGGGACTGGAACATACGGCCAAAATAATCCGTCTACTTTGAAATTCCCATTCAAGCCGAGAATTGTATTTATTGGCTGTGAAACCGCTGCCCGTCAAACATCCATAGGCTGGATATATGGCAGGACCAACGCATACACCATTATTGATTCTACCAGGTATTCTGCTACGTTACAGTGGTTTAGTGACTCGGTTACTTGGTATTCTAACGAACAGGCACCGGCGCAGCTTAACTACACTGGTATAACTTACCATTATGTCGCCATTGGATAAAGGAGGGAATACGAGATGTGGTATATCAACTCTACCCCAAACAAGTCTGGAGCATATAGCCCGCCTCAGTCCACGCCCTTTGACGGCGCGATCCCGCTGACAGATGAGCAGGCGGATATGCTGGTACAGTACAACGGCTTTGTGGTCATCACCGGGGAGCCGGATCCTGACACAGAGGGCAGTGCAGTGACAGTGGCACCGAACACCGAGGCCTGGGAGGCGTGGAAATCCTCCCTCCCGCCTCAGCCGGAGCCGGAGCCCACGGAGACAGAACGGCTGCGGGCGGACGTGGACTTTTTGGCTGCTATGACGGGGGTGGAGCTATGAGCGTGTACGAGCTGGCCCGGAAATACTACCCCCGGCTGTGGGACGACGCCCGCATTGACGCTCTGGTCCAGGCTGGGCGGCTGACCCAGGCGGAAGGGGAGCAGCTGCGCCGGGAGGCACAGGCCCCCGCCGCAGGCTAGACAGAGGAGGCAGACATTGAGCATCCAGGAGCTATTGACAGGCGGGGGCGGGCTGCTGGTCCTGGCGCTGACAGTCATCCAGCTCGCCCCCATCAAAGTGAACCCCTGGTCCGCCATCGCAAAGGCGATCGGGCGGGCCGTCAACGCGGAGGTGCTGGCCGAGCTGGAGCGGACCCGGATCAAGCTGGACAACCACATCAAGACCGATGATGAGCGGGCGGCGGATATGCACCGGGCCAGGATCCTGCGGTTTAACCAGGAGCTGATCCGGCAGATCCCCCACACCAGAGAGGAATTTATTGAGGTCCTGACGGAGATCGACCGCTATCAGCAGTTTTGTCGGAATCACCCGGAGTATCCCAACAGCCGGGCTACCCATGCCATTTCCAACATTGGAAGGGTGTACGACGAACGGCTACAAAAGCACGATTTCCTGTAAACGTGAAGGGAGGTGAGACTATGGACTTTGGAATTGCGAGCGTGGCGGCCATCACGGTGATCTGCTATCTGATCGGCCAGGTGGTCAAGGCGTCCGGGGTGGACAACAAGTGGATCCCCATCGCCTGCGGCGTGTCCGGCGGACTGCTGGGCATTGCCTGCATGGCCCTGGCGGTGCCGGATTTTCCGGCTGCGGATCCTGTCACGGCTCTGGCCGTGGGCATCGTGAGCGGCTTTGCGGCCACTGGCGTCAACCAGGCGGCCAAGCAGCTGAGCAAGTAACAATTTTGACAACGACAAGCGAAGAACTCAACTGTCGTTCACCAAAACACAAGAATTTAGTTAACGTCTGAAAGGAGAAAACAACATGAACGCCAATTACATCTATGACATCTTTACCACCTGCGAGGAGCTGGACCTGCCCGACCTGACCGTTGCCCTGGCCCACCACAAGTCGGCCCACCCAATCCCTGAGGGCATGACGGAGCAGGGCATCAACGAGTTTGTGGGCAACCACTACGAGGCCCTGGTGGACGCCTTCGCGGGCCATGACCGTGAGGCCTTCGCCGCCGCCGTGGAGGCGGGCATCAAGGAGGACGAGGAGCGCGCCCAGCAGGAGGCCGGTCAGGAGGTGTGACCCCATGCTGATCTGCATCGATGCGGGTCACTACATCGGGACCCCGGGGAAGCGGTGCCTCAAGAGCATCGACCCCGGGGAGACCCGGGAGTGGACCCTGAACAGCCGGGTGGCGGACAAGCTGGAGGCCATCCTGGCGGGGTACGACTGCCGGACGATGCGGGTGGACGATGTGACCGGGCAGAGGGACGTGACCCTGTCCCAGCGGGTGGCGGCGGCCAACCGGGCCAAGGCGGACGTGTATCTGTCCATCCACCACAACGCCGGGATCAACGGCGGCTCCGGCGGCGGGATCGTGGCCTATGTGGCCCCCAAGCACCAGAAACAGAGCGAGGTGGTGCGGGATGCGGCGTACCGCTATACCGTGGCGGCCACTGGCCTGCGGGGCAACCGGGCGGAGCCTCTGGCGGAGCAGAGCCTGTATGTCCTCAACTACACCACCATGCCGGCCACCCTGATCGAGCTGGGGTTTATGGACTCCACCACGGACACCCCCGTCATCCTGACGGAGGGGTTTGCCGACCAGGCGGCGGCCGGGCTGGCGGCGGCCCTGGTGGAGGTGTATGACCTCCAGACCAAGGGCGGCGGGCAGGTCATCATGACCGCAGTCCCGGCGGAGGATCTGACAGTGGAGCTGGTGGACCAGCCCAAGGGGGAGTGCGGCGACCGCTGCGCCAATGCGGGGTATTTTGCCAACTACTCCGAGGGCGGGGAACCGTTTACCCTGCCCGTGGGGCATCTGGTGGCGGACTACAATGCCTCAGGGAAATGGACGAGGCACTACTGCCAGGAGCGCGGCCGTTTTGTGGGGGACCGCTGGATCTTTGACTCCGGCGGGTGGTCCTACGCCAACCCCCTGTGCGGCAAGGCGGTCTCCACCCTGCTGATCTCCGGCGGCAAGGCCCGGGTGGAGGAGATCCGGACGGTGCCGGAGGGGACGGACTACGCCGTGTCCGGCATCCCCGTGCTGCGGGCCGGGAAGGCCTGCACCACCGCCCAGGCCAAGGGGCAGGGCTGGGATACCTCTCCGCTGCGGGCCACCTGGCACACACTGGTGGGCCTCAAGGGAGACGGGAAAATCTACGTCATGGGGTGGCAGTCCAGGACCGCCAATCTGCTGGACAGCGGCGAGGCCGCCCGGGTGTTCCGGGGGCTGGGTTTTGTCGATGTGCTCAAGCTGGACGGCGGCGGGAGCTACTACCAGAGCCGGGACGGGGCGGTCTCCAAGACCGCGGAAAACCGGCGGATCAACAGCGTACTGCGCTGGACGGTGAGAGAGGAGGAGCCGGAGTTGACGGAGGACAGAGTGCGGCAGATCGTCCGGGAGGAACTGGCGGTCCAGGAGTCCAGGCTGGCCAACGCGCCGGCGGACAGCTGGGCGCTGCCTTACATCCGGCAGGCCGTGGAGGAGGGCATCCTGACTGGCGTGGATGACGGCCAGGGCGGCGTGACCATCGCCAGGCCCAGGGCCCACACCACCAGGCAGGAACTGGCCACCATGGGCGTGGCCATCCTCAAGGCGGCGAGAAAGTAAAAGAGGGGGAGCGCGTGGGCGCTCCCCCTCTTTCTAACGTGTGTGCATAATATCCTCCTTTTCCCTCGTGACCTCCGGGGCGGGATGGTGGTTACTTGCGGCGAAACTCTTCGGGATCCTGCGCGTCCAGCTGGGCGATAAACTCAGACCGAATGCGCTCCCACATTTCACGGCTCCCGGTACCCTTGTCAAAGCCAAACATAACCGATGTCAAGGCGGTTGCGATGCGGCACATATCGGAGCGGCTCATGGTTACGGTTCTCGTTTCCTGATTCAACATTTTCTTTTCCTCCCGGCCTACGGCCTTGATTTTTTTGCCTTACTCGGTTATAATCAAGGCGGCCGGGGTAAGGCTCCCGGCTCGCCTTTTGGGGTGGAAGAGCGGCGTTCTTGTTAGGGGCGGCCGCTCTTTTTTATTGCTCGTTCATGATGCGTTTTACGCTCTCACGAAGCTCTTCCAGTGTCTCGCACTTCTCAATAAGTTCGAGGATTGCTTTTAGGAGAGCCTGAGTTACGTTCAAGTCGTTCATTTCCTCACTTCCTTTCGTAAGAGGCTCCCCGTCTCAGGATCGGTTCACCTCTGCCTTACAAGTATAGTATACAGCAATCGCTTAATGTTGTCAAGCGATTTATTCGCTATTTCGTAAAAATATTTTATTAAATCGTTGACAATAAACAGCAAATACTGTATATTTTATGTGGGAGGTGATTGCATGACTACGGAACAGATGCTAAAAATGGCCTTATCATACAAGGGGATGTCCCAAGCGGAACTCGCCCGAATGTTAGGAACATCGCCGTCAAACCTCAATCAGAAGGTAAAAAGAAACACGCTAACCCGCGAAGATTTGGAACACATCGCTTCTGCACTTGAAGCAGAGTTTATCTGTTCGTTCAAGTTCCCAGATGGGACAGAGATTTAGGTGGCCATCCTCAAGGCGGCGAGAGGATGAGATAGAGGGAGTGCGGGAGCTCCCTCTCTAGTATTAAAGGCGCTATATCTTCCGATAAAGACTGTATCGAGGACCTGCGGGTCTACCCCACCCGGGGCTGTCAGGAGGTGATCGACCGGGCGGTCTCGGTGAAGGCGGGGAGCGCGGAGCTGCTGTATGCCTACATCGATGTGGAGCCGGTCAGCTTCAACCGGGGCTTCTATACGGTGGATGTTCGGTATTTCTACCGCATCACCGCGGACGCCTTTGTGGGGGCGGCGCGGCCGGTGGAGGTCACGGGCCTGGCGGTGTTTGACAAGCGTGT